ACTCCCGGCTTCTTAATACACTTAGGGCAATAGTAACTATCTCCTTCAAATATCATTTGTGTATCACACTCTTTACAATACTCTGTCATTGCATCACCCATCACTTAGCCCTCATAATGATCTGCCGTACATTAGAGGCTACTAACCCTTGTATAACCTTAAACCCCTCTCTAGTGATACCTAGTTCTTTCAAGTCCTCATCAAACCTAATATTAGGAAGTAGATAGTCAGCTACAGTCTCAGCAGATACCTCTTTAACAATTAGGGTTGCAATCTGTTCCTCTAGTCTACTCATCTTTCAATACCTCTATAATCTCAATAGCCTGTTTGATATGCTTCTCCCATCTCTCTGTACCTCACTCATCTTTAATCATCCCTATTAGTTGTATTGCAGTGTGAACATATAGTTCCCAATCTTGAGGGTCATCGGCTAATACCTTAGCAACCTTCTCCACTAAATAGTGTGAACCATCGTTCCCATTTTGTGATATTTGGTCAATCCTTCCACTATTCGGAAGTTTCTGCTCTGTCTTATAGGACTCACACCTATCATACCCTACACAGCCCAGTGTATTCAAGCCATTCCGTAATCCCATGTTGTAACAGTAACCCTCATCGAAATACTTGCATCGTTGGTATCTCACAAATCACCCCTATACTGGAAGTGCCTACTCACCTGCTTAGTCCCCCCGTGTACAATAATATCTGTATCATTCACGTAGGTCAGTTTCTCATACAGCTCAAGACACATCTCCCAATATTCATCACAAGATATACTAGCATCTCTCTCTTTAAACTGCAATGTAGCTTTCTCACCATACTTCTCTTTAGTTACTTTCATCACAGCCACTCCTTCATTAGATAGTTCATGGACAACTCCATCATACAATAGTCACCATCTTTAACTTCATGCAGAACAATACACCCCTGCCAATGCTCATTAGCTTGGTAGCCCTTGTACCCCTCAAAGTGCTGGTAGAAGCTACCTGCTATCAAGGCTCTGATAGTCTTGCCATTACCTAGGTACTTCTCAGCTATCTGCTTACCTTGCTGGTGGCCCATAACAAAGGAGTAACCTACATTGTTCAGCTTAGTGGATGCTTGCCCCCCATAAGGATGACCACTCATAGGGTTATAGAAGTAATGAGCATAAGCTAACCCATCAATCTCCACTGGTTTAAGGAAGTCATGTACCTCCCACCCCATCTCTTCCAACCCTAGTGTGTGAAAGCCAAGTACGCCATCAAGCTCAGGATTAGCATTAATATGTCTAGCAATACGGTTCTCATGGTTCCCCAGTAGAAAGACCATCCTCGGCTTGTACTGTTTCTTTTTATCACGTTTACGCTTCCTGTTGTATTTGGTTAATGGGTCTAGAAGCTCACTCATTGCCCTCTGACCGGCTTTAATGTCCTCTAGGTAGTTTGCCCCTTCTGCCTTCTTAGTCCCACGGTCGTAGCTACTAAGGCTGTGCATATCAAAATGATCCCCTAGGTGGATGATTACATCTGGCTTGTGACGTACAATGTAATTACCAGCAGCTTTAAGGTGGTTGGTCTTAACACCCGGTTTAACCTGAGTGTCTGGGATAATAAAGTGTGTACTCATCTACTCATACCTCGCTTTGATATTCGTCAGAATATCTACTTGTGATTTCTTTAAGCCTACCCAACAACTCCATCTGAGCATTAGTATAGGCCATATCCTCATCAACCCCTGTGTCCCAATACATATCTAGGTCACTTAGTTGGTCATTGATGAATACGTTAATGTCTGTTAGTAGGTCTGTCATCACCAACACCCTGCAGTTTGACTATCATCCCACATTGTACTTATAAAGTCTAGTAATTTCTGTTTGTCTGTATAAACAGATTTATCATAAGTAAAAGTACAGCTCTCAGCTTGATTATCCTTTGTGCCAGTCTTATCACTCAATATAATCCCATTATCTACAAATTCAAGGATGCTGTGTTCAGCTAACCTATCTCTAATCTTACTCATTTCTTAACCTTCCCCGCTGCGCTTGCTTGTTTAAACAACTTCTTGATATGCTTTACAGGTACATCACGTTGTTTGGCTATACGTCTTAGTGCTTTTGCTACTTTATTTCTCATAATATATCACCTATTGTCTCTCTAGTAAACCATCTAAAATTGTTACCCTCGGCCCATTCTGCATGTGTCCTCTTAGTACCACACTTCTTCCGTACCTTAGCAAAGGGGAAGGGTGTCTGTGGCCTCTCAAATACAAATACAATCTCAATATCTGGATTACACTTCTGAATCCATACATACTTAGCTGCTTCTGTTGCATCCCTGAATCTCCCCTTAACCTCTATGATGATATGAGGAAAGGAAGGATGCACAAAGTCAGGCTCGTAAGTATGGCTAATAGTGTAGTCCAATCTCTCAGGGTGGTGATTGCATCCTTTAAGTTCATTCTCATGTAGACTTAGCTCCAGCTTGCTATCGTATCCCTTGGGGAGTCCCTTGGGTCGTCTTGCAAAGTATCTAGGTTTCATTCAGGTGGCCTCCATTGCTTGTGGTGGGGTCTCTCTCCTCTCATTACCCTACTCAAACACCATTTATCAAGCCCATGCACTTTGCTAAATTCTGTAGCACAATCCACATAAAACAGTTGTTTGAAAGGAGATAAAATATACCCTTTCTTAGATTTATAATGAGTCTTACCTATGGCCTTGTTTAAACCTGTAGCAAGGGCATGTTGTACATTCTCTTTTGCTGTCACCCATTCGAGATTAGAAACATGATTATTTGTTTTATCCCCATCTTTGTGATTAATCTGTGGCTTGTTTTCTTCGTTTAACAGAAAAGCATTAGCAACAATCTTATGTACTGTATGAAACTTACAATCGCCTTTAATAGTTAATCCGACACTAGGATACCCTCTTCTAAGGAAAGGTGCAAGGATAGTCTCTGTAGGGGAGTAATATCTTGGTAAACTCTTAATCATGCCGAAACTACTTACCTCATACATCCCCTCATACCCTACAATACCCCTCCACTCCTCTACCATTTCGTTATCCAATGTACACCCTCCTCTCTTAACATCCAAAGCAGTCTCCCATTTTCAAGCAGGGCTTCATAAGGCTTATCATAATCAGACTTTTCATAAGCACACATACAAGCCCAATACATATCTTCTTCTGTGTTGCAGTCCTCTAATAGTTTAGAAGCCTTCTTAGGGCCAATCCCTACACGCCTCTGATGCTCCTGTCCTTTCTTCTTACCAGATTTATAGACAAGAGTTTGGTAGGAACCACACCCCATAATATTATCAGTATCTAAATCACCTGTCAAAAGTTGCTTATAGAAGTTATAAGTAGCTTCCTCATCACCTACCCAATGAGGTTTATCATCTTTTGCCCAGTTATAATGCCACCCCGGTGTGTTCAGTAAATCCTTATCTTTTGAGCAGATAACGGTACGCTTAATCTCATCAGCAGGCCACCCCATTTCAGGAGGATCAATACCTAATTTAGTTGCCTTAGATTGCTCAATACTTAACTTATCATCAGCCTCCATTCCCTCAATCACTTCAGCATCCCAGTGTTCCACTAGGTAGTCCCTAATAGCTTGGTAGTGGACAGGCTTAGGAGCCTTACGATTACCCTTGTAAGGGAGGATAGTAGCTACCTCCTCTCGGAAGTTACCCTTACCTGTCAGGTATGCCTTGTAATACTGAGCATCTGTAGCCTCTAGTACACCATTCATAAATACCTTAACAGAATGTAGGCAGTTCTGGATGGGGTCTGCTTCGATACGAGATGTTATAACAAAACCCTCTCCCATCCTGTTATCAATATCTAACCATTCATTCATTTCTTTCTTTGATTCAAAAGTAGCAAGAGGCTTATACCCTACTACCTCTCTAACCTCCCATATAGTAGTCTGACAAGCAAACCCAATACTATAACAGATAATATCTGCATCAATCAGGGCTGTAATGCCACTTGTTGAAGACCCCCCTTTCGGGGGATTACGTGCTGTTGGTATAATTAAACTCATATTAATTACCTCCTAAAAAGGGTCATCACCGTCAGGAGTCTGTGGTTCAGGGGAGTCAGCTCCTACTGCTGGAATCTTACCTACCAATTTCTCCTTGATAAAGGGAGGTAGCTTGTCATGCACTACCATATCGGGGTTATCAAGATCAAAGACAAAGGGGTTATTAATCAAGGGGGCTACCTCTACTCCTTTCATCATTGCTACTACACCTGTAATCTTATCATTACCTGTCTTAGTGGAGCCTACAGATACTTGCAGGGGCTTATCCAATACCTTAGTAACATCCCCATCTGTTACGCCTGTAGCCCCCATCAACCCTGTAAGAGCTGCTTTCTCGTGGTTAGAGAGGATGTAGGTTTTAGACAACCAACGTGGTTTATCTTCCCCATCTACCTCAATAGTCTCCGTAGGTAGTTCAAACTGGATGAAAACCTCTGGTTTAAGCATAGGACTACCATCATCCCATTCCCGATCCTCTCCTGTTTGCCAATCTGTTTGTAGTTGCATACCTAGGTCTACGATACCAACTACTCGTGATGGAAAGGAACCCTCCCCTACTCGTGGATATTTTGTCTTCTTAGTGCTGTTTGTGTTTAAGCTCATTTTAGTTTCTCTTTAGTTTAGTGTACTTCTTTCCAGTTTAACCCATATACAGGAGAACCTGTTACGGGGACTCTTAACTCTAACCACTCACCAGCTCTGATGAATGATTTACTACTTAACTCTGTGAGTACCTCTTTCTCACTCTCTGTTGTCTCGTACTCATACTCATCATGATAGAGTATAATCTGTTGGCTGTCAAGCCCTCGTTTACGCAGCCACTTATCAAGGAATAATGCAGCTACCTTAACAGTGATACTACCTGTTGATTGGAAATAGGCATTAACAATACTGTGTTCTGACCTGATTGTAATCCTACGTCCATCAATACCCTTGATATACTTCTTACCTGTACTCTCCCAATACTTCGTTATAGCTTTCTTAAAGCCACTCAGGGCTGTGTTACCAGACCAGAAGTCTCTGTGCATCCTTTTCGCTTTGCTCAAACCACATCCAACTGTTGTAGCTAGTTTAGCTGGTTGACACCCATACGTCAATGCATATTTAGGAGCTTTTGCACCATCTCTATCAGTACCAAAGAATACAGCATTCTTAGCATGAACATCCCCATCAATCAGGTCAAAGGCATACTCTTCCCCTCCCTTATAGTTAATACAGCAATGAGCCTCCATCCTAGCCTCTAGCCCATCAGCATCAATACCCATCATCAGCTTACCCTCTCCTACAATGAATAGCTCCCGTAACTGGATACCACTAGCCCATAACTTATCCTTTGGCTTAGGGACATTCACAATACCTCTGTGTGCCATACGTCCTGTGTTGGTAGCATTAGTCATAGCTCCAGCCTCTACTCTACCATCACTTCTCATTAGGTTCAATACACCTGTTAGCTTATGGTCTTTCTTACGAATACCAAAGATAATACCTACCCTGTGCTTCAGCTTACCCCGTCTAGCTAGTAGTTGCCCTACTGGTGTATCAATCTCATCCAGAGAGGGGCAAGGTACTGTCTCCTGATACTGGTTCTTCACAGTCATCTTAGGACTACCCTTGGGGGTGAACTCTCTAGGCTTCCACCCTTGCTCTAGTAAGAACTCCTTAACCTGAACAGGACTTGTGATAGATACCTGAGCGAAGGATACCTTGCAGAAGGGGCCGCTAATCATACTTAGCTTTGAGCTTTTCATATTGCTCTCTTTCTTTTTGTTCTTTCTTAACCCTAGTCTCTTCCTTTTTCTCTCTTGCTTTACGAGATTTCTCTAATCGCTTATTCCTCTCTATATCTGTCTCATCCCTATAAGCCCATAACTCATAATCATACCCTCCGTCATATCCTGCATATTCTTGTCGTATCTCTACATCTTCTCCATATTGTGAAACCCATGCTTGTAGGTTCTCACAAAGAGTGGTGCATTTGTATTCAAGTGAAACCCATGCTTGTAGGTTCTCACAAAGAGTGGTGCATTTGTATTCAAGTTCAAGGTACGACTCTACTCTTTCAGCAACTCTTAAATACTTCTTACTCATTCAAACCACCTCGCTTAGACCTAACTGGAAAACCAGTTGAGGACAACCTGTTTCAATTCACCATCCTTACGGAATGGCTCCACAAAGGCACTGCCCCTATTCATTTTCAATCCAATAAGCTAAAAAGATTAATCTTTTAGATAAACATAAAGCCCTAGCTACCTCCTTATCTTTTCCCTCCTTCCTAGCAAAAAGCATACTCTCCTCTTCTGTAAAAATACCCTCTAAAGCAAGGAATAGTTTACAATCTTCTTGTGAAACATAGTCACGCCAGTTCATACCATTTCCTCACTGTTTGTTTTAGTTCCCCATTAAGTTTAAACGGGGCAGATACCTCACTACCCCTAGTCACTCTCATAGGTAGCTCCTTCATTAACTTCTCATCAATCTCTTGTATATCTAACAATATCTCATCAGCTAGGGCATAGGCTTTGTCAACATCCAGTTTAACACCGTGCATCTCCTGTCTACCCTGTAAGTCAGCTACCCCATACTCAATCTTGATAGCCTTATCCCAACTCTCTCCCTTATCCTCCCAGTCCTTCTTCTCTTCCATAAGGGCTTCCCATACCTTGACGTTAATCTTAACATCCTCTATCACACGATGCAACATCTCTGGACTAAACTTATCCCATTCCTCGTGCTTAGGTTTAGGGTGTCCGAACTTCTTGCCCCAAGCATCTAGCCCATGTAACCCCCTATCAGGGTTGAATAGTTGGCTCAGTATGTAACTATCATGTTCTTCTGCCGGTTGAAATGCCGGATAGAACTTCTTGATAAGGGGCTTATCGTGCTGGAAGTAATTGTGGAAGCATACGCTTTCTTTGCTCATCCCTTCGATGTGCCATTGATGCCCACAATATAGGAAGTATTTAGTACCCTCTAAACATTCTTCTATCAAGTCAAACAACCCAAACTGCCCATACTCGTCCCATACACTCTTATCAAAAGAGAAGTTGTACTGCCCCTCCTCAGTATCATAAGCACATATCACCCATATCTTAGTGGATTCAAACTTGAAGGAATCACTTTCCGAATCTGCTATCAGCATTTAGTTGTTCCTCTATCAAATGGATCTAATTCCATAGGCTCACTATAGCATGTAGTACAAATATATTCACTATTGGTATGGTCATATTCAAATTCATGCTCATAGGAGCTAGTAAACCCACACTCCTCACAAGTAAAGATAGGGTCAGTGTAATTCTTATCATCCTCGTAAGGATTGGGTGTGTATGGGCCTGTATCAGTCATCTTAATAATCCTCTTTAGTCCCAAATGTACGTTCTGGCTCTAAGTAATCACCAGTATTCTTAGGGTTTTCGTAGATGTTACCGATTACCTCACAAGAATTATCTATTCTATTCAGCGCGCTCCAAGATGCCCCGCTCCAATTCGGAAAATGACAGAAGCTACCACGTTGGTGCTTCACCTCTGATTGAATCTTACCTTGTGACAGGTGAACCCATTCAACAATATCCCCCTCATAAATCTCCTTGCCGTTCTTGTCCTTTAGGCCGGTGTATTGCATCCACACAATATCCTCTATCCCTGATGCAAATGGCTCTTTACTCGCTGCTTCAAGAAGCCATTCGAGCGAGTATCCGCCATTCATCACCCTTTTTCGCCAAGCTCTAAACTTAATCTCTTTCATTAATAGTCTCCCCCGAAGGCTCTCTGTTTCTCAGGGCTAATTCTACCTGTTTCCATACTATAAGTCAACACATCCCCTACACCTAGTGTAGACCATTCACGATTCTTAGCTACTCTGGTTCTAATCCTACCTTTATTCATATCCTCATCTAGGTATTCAACCTCTAAGGTAATGATATTATGAGCTAACTGTTCAAAGGCTCCACTACCACGACCGGCATCACTAGCCACTGTCTCCCAATAAGGGTAATCATCACTCTTACGAAAGGGTCTATTCTTCCTTGTGATATGACTAATTACAATCAGATGCATATCACTCTCGTTGGTAAAGGCTGCCATATCTGTTAGAAGTTTGTCAATCTCTTTGCGCTCATTGGTGTTATCACTACCTGAGAACACCATAGATACATGGTCAAGGATAGCGAATTCAGCCCCCCAACTAGCACCATACCGTAGGTGACTCATGATCTCATCAGGGGATATACTCCCCCAATGGTTGATATACAGTTGATTCTCCACCAACTTAGAGTAACTTTTATCAAAAGCCTCCTCGCCAACAATAGTTGGGTCTTCCCTGTACCGTGCTAAGTGAACATTGTTATCCATAGCGATATAGGATTGTTGTGTCTTCTGTAGTTTCTCCTCTAGGAAGATATGCTCGATCTTCTTACCCGCTTTGTTCAAGGCATACCCTATCTCTTTACTGATAGTGGTCTTACCTACCCCTGCTGGGGCTAGTACAATAGTCATCTCACTCTTACGGAAACCCCTTAGTTTCTCCATAGTCTTAGGGAGCACATCAACGTACACACCTTTCTCAAGAGGTTTCCTTAATGCATCCTTCCCAATGCCCCCTTCTACAACCCCCACAGGTGTAAAGGATTTAGCATTAAAGAAGGCATTGATAAACTCTTGAGACTTACCACCTACTAGCATATCACTAGCATCCTTCTCTGTTGTAGTAATTACCTTGGCTTTAGCTCCTACCAGTTTAGCAATGTCCTCTGCACACTTCTTACCAGCATCATCCATATCAGTATAGATAAGTACCTCCTGAAATGAATTAACAAACTCTAGGTTATCAGCTACAGCTTGCGCCTTATCCCCAAAGGGTAGAGATACAACAGAAGGAGGGTATTGTGGGTACTTCTTTAGCAACATCTGATATACGCTCAGGGCGTCTAGTTCGCCCTCTGTGATGACTAGTTTCTTACCCCCACTAGGCGTTACCTTTTGCCCGAAAAGCTCTACAGCACCCTTAGAATCGCCCTGAGTGTACATCTTCTTAGGTAAGTCCCTTACTTTGTAGCCAGTTACCTTGGAAGCCTTAGTAATAGGGTAGTAATGAGAATCAATCTCACCTGTACTACCTGACATACTCACCTTAACCCCATAATGTTCAAGGGTACTCTTGTTCAAGTGCCTATCTTTAAGGGTTGCGCTTGGTAATGTCTTAATGCTACTAATATCTGTCACGTTAATGTCTTCCTCTACTTCTATTTGTTTACCAGAGTTTACACCATAACCGCATCTATTACAATGCTTATTACCATTACTAAAGATAATTAAATGATTACCTGTTTTATCGTGCCCATTACTACGGCACTCTGGACAGGGCTCATCTACAATATCACTCATGGTTTACTCTTTAATGCGCGGATAGCTTCAATGGCTAGTGTTGGGCTCATGTGCTTTAGTTGCTCTAAGCCATGCTCGGCACACCTCTCAATCACCTCATCCCGATATGCCTGTAGGGATGTGGGTTGGGATTCGTTAAAGATAGCATCGACTTCGGGTAACGATAGAGTTATTTGCCTATACTTATTCGCATAGCGCAACCTCTCCACATAAGCAGCCAGCTCGTCCTCTTTCAGAGATGACTCTAGCTGGTCTATTTTGTCTTGATTATTCATCATTATCTCCAATTACTCCACAAATACTATATTAGAGGGCTTACTTTCATCTCCCTCAACATCATAGGTAGTAATATACACATACCCTAGTAGGGTGTCAACTAAATATGATGTGTTTTGTGTATCTCCTATCAAAATATAATCCCCAGTAGGGCTATTACTGTTATATAGCCTATACCCGCCTATCTCACTCAGGTTTAAGGGTGTTCCATCCTCCCTTATAGTGGGTGTACTCCAGTGTAAGCGACTACTATCCCTAGAAACAGGGTCAGGGGAGCAGCCTAGTAAGCCGATAAACAATATAATTGCCAATGCTTTCATCAGAATCTAGCCTCTCTCTCATTAGGTTCAGGTACACTAACACATTCAGAGGGATAAAGGAAGTCCCTATTAACTAGGTAGGAGCCGACAGTGCCGTATGCAATAACCACTAATAATAGGATGTATGCTATATCTTTAATCACAACACTCTCCCTGTTAGTTTGAAGGCGATGATGTCAGCACCCTCATCCCAATCATCAAGCATAACCGCATGATTCCATCTAAACTTAAGCCCCTTAAATTCCAATCCATTTCTATAAATCACTTCAACCTCAACATTATCAGGAACAGGTTGCTCGCCTCCGGGCCAGTA